GGTTACGTTCGGATACACTTCTCTGGAAAAAATCCCCTATATAGGAAAGTTGTCAAACACTTTCGCTTGGTATAAATTGTTGGCAAGGCACAACGAGGAAGACATGGCAGCAGTAGAAAAAATCAACGGCAGACAGCTAACAAACCGCCAGAAAACTTTTGCTAGACATATAGTAGAAGGTATATACTCCAACGCTGAATGTGCAAGGAAAGCAGGATACTCCACTGACGTGGCATCCAAGCAGGCATCAGTGTTGCTGAATGGCAGAGACTACCCACACGTTCTGGAATATGTGCAGGAGCTTCGAACCGAGCGAGAGAGACGGTATGGTGTGACCACTATCGGGCAACTCGAACGGCTGCATCAACTGTCTCTTGGTGCGGAGGACGCGGGTCAATTCTCCGCCGCTATCAACGCAGAAAAAATCCGCGCTGCTCTGGGCGGCTTGACTGTTGATAGGCGAGAACAAATCAACTCCATAGATCAGATGTCAAGGGATGAGATCACCTCTCGTTTGGCGGCGCTGCAAAAGCAGTACCCCCAAGCCTTTGTGATCGATGGCACAGCAAAGGATATCACACCGGATGAGCAAGGGACCGGAGGCGAACTTTTGGCAATCGATCAGGTCGAACCTGCCCAAGAATTGCTTCGCGACGAGGATTGAGAACAAGCACGGTGGCGGTGTGCCTGATGTACACCTATTGTGGGACGGCCTTCCGTTCTGGCTGGAACTCAAGGTAAGCAAAGGTACGCGGGTAAATATCTCGCCTCATCAAATTGCTTGGCACATGGCATATTACGCTCGCGGAGGGTCGAGTTTCTTCTTAGTAAAGAGGGCCAAGGAGCGTGATATAGTTTTATTTGGGGGGGATCAGGGGCCCGAGGTGCTGGAAAAAGGGTGCTCTGCGCCCTGCGTCCTGCGGACCTGCGGCCCTGCGTCTTTGTTCGAGGGCCTGCGCCCTATTTTAGAGGCGCGTGTGCCTGCGGCCCTGCGTCCTCGCGTATAATACTATGCGCTAGGGCAAAAGAAAAGAGGGCCGTGGCCCTCTGGTCTAGTGTTCTACTATCGCAATTGATTTTGCTAGGCTGGATCCCTTGCAAAGTTTGCAGGCGGTGCATTGTGCGCGGCGTCCTGCCTCTTTTGATGCAGGGCACAGCGCCTCGTTCGCCTTGTCTAGGTCGCCTAGATCCGCGATCACTCGGAAGGTGCGGTGTCCGTTCTTCCAATGCGCGATGGCTTGCGCGTGGTCGTCCGCGGATTGCATCGCGATGTCGGGACGCCATCCGCTCTGATGTGAATAAGCGGTCCAAGTGTCCGCTTCACTTAGCAATTCGTCCCAAACCCGGGACGGGACCGCGCCCGGGTCGCCGTATGTGCCGACGCGCACGAACCGTCCGCGGCCCATGGTGGCGGCATCCCCGGGCTGATATACGCCGCGCTGGTATGCTTTCCACACGATCAATACGCCTTGTCCTAGGTTAACATAACAGCGGCGACCCTTGGCTTGCTTGCGTTGCGGGTCCGTTGTTACTTCGCCGCGCATGGTACAGTCGCCGCAAATAGAGAAATCCGCGCCCGTTTTGCTTGCTTCGAGCGGGTTTGTGTCGCGGCATAAGATATAAGTTTGCACGACCGTTCCCGTTTTGGTGTTGCGGTTTGAATATGTCGCGATGGCGACAATGGGTTGACCATCCAAGAGGCTAGGCCCGTTGTAGATGATTGCGCTTTTCATGGTGTTTGTTTCCTTTCTAATTGAACGTGTTTAGAATAACAGATTGTGCGCTGGTTACAAGTTTTATTTCATGTAGCCTGCGGGCCTGCGCCCTGCGCCCTGCGGGCCTGCGGCCCCGTGTTATGCTTTTATGAAAGCATAAGGGGGCCGAAGCCCCCAGCTTAGTCGCCCCAATCTTTGAAGAAATCTTGTTCTTCGTAGGCGGATAAGTATTCTTCGATCTGGGTGCGGGTCATCTTGTCCCGCTCGACCCGTGTCCCGTTGTACGTTCCGTCGGGCCAGTAGTGGGGATCTATCTGCCTGCCGTAGTAGGCGTCGGCCCCGCCGCGATCTGCTGGTGATCCATGTGTCATAAAAAATCGGGGGGCCAAGCCCCCCGCCTCCTATTAAGATTGTTGTGCCAAGCGCTCGAACTCACGACGCGCGTCATCCGCAGTTTCGCGGCGTAGGCTTTTCAGCTTGCCGATCAATTCCCGAACGCGGTAAGATCCGGCTTGTTCGGTGTCTAATTCGTTTAGACTATCGATCATGGTGCCGATTTCACCAAGATCGATCTCAACCAAAACTGTGAGCGTGTGCTCTTGAACGTAAGATTTTCTCATTGTCTCTTTCCTTATTGAGATAGGCGGGATTGCCTATAACTCATGATTGCACACAGCAACCAAGCAGTCAACAAGTTTTATTTCAAAGTGACGTAGCGTCACTTTCGTCCTGCGGCTTGACAAATTTTCCCGAGCGAAGCGAGGGCCTGCGCCCTGCGCCCTGCGCCCTGCGCCCTGCGCCGATGGGCCCGAGCGCTTTCGCACCCGGGCCCATCATTCTCAACAAAGGAAAGTGCCCGATATCCCTCGGGCGGGGGGTTCGTTATCCTATGACTGGTGCGCCGTATTCATCCATCCATGCGGGGTCAGCGTCGATCAGCGCACCGTTGCGCGTCACTTCGCTGGCGTATGTATCGCCCATCTCATATTGCCCGTCGGGCATGTGGGGTGACGTTGCCGCAACAAACCACCGTGCATAGGGGTCGCTGCGTTCGGCGCTCGAGTGCTTGTAAGTCTTCAAGACTTTCCATGTCCAGCCATAGGGGCTAACGTATGTAGCGTATGGCTGCTCTGACTTGCGAGTTTTTCCGAATGTTGTTCGTGGCATATTGTTTCCTTTCTTAGTTAAAGCATAAGCCTGTTGCAAAACACTGGATAGCGGTGATGAATATTAGCAGCACCAGCACCCAGCCAAATAATAACAGGGCCCAGCCGATAAGCCGGACCCTGTTTTGTTTTCTGATCTCAGCAGTGGTCAATGCTGACACTCACGTTGTAGTTTATGTAGTCCCCGATCAATTCGTTGACTTTTTCCGAAAATTCTTCGGACTCATAGGTGAGTTGCTCTGAAGTATTGGTGTGTAGCTGCACTCTAACTTCGCTTTCAATCTCAGCTTTGACTTTTTCTTCAATCAACTGCCAAACCAAGTTGCGCAATGTGTGTTCAAAATTTTCCATCTCTTTTCCTTTCTAATTGAGATACCCCCTTGTACACCATGCACAAGGGGGACACAAGTTTTATCTACGCAGCAACTCAACAGCCTGCTGCCGCAGCCGCTTGTCAATGCTGGTTTTGAACCGTGCATTCGTCATCTGGCTAGCGTTGGTGTGCAGCCCGATGTGAGACTTAACGTCATCGGGGGTGATGAACCGTGGTTTGTGGTCATAGAACAACCACGCCCCGTGAATGGTCTCGATCATGTGGCAGCGGGTGTAAAACTCGCGCCAGTTTTTCTCAGTGATGCTATTCATAGCAACTGACATGGTGCCCCAGATTAGGGCGTTGGTGATGGGCCAAATGGCGTCATCATTCCAGTCCGCCTTCACGTCTTTAATGTCATAATGTAAGGCCATGTTGTTTCCTTTCTTGTTGAATGGTGGGGGCCGCAGCCCCCTGTTGAGTTATACCGCGACGAATTTCTTGACGCGAGTTTGCTTGGCATACTTATGCCAAACGCTGGGGCGGTTTTCTTTCCACCATGCCAGAGACGGGGCGCTCATACGAACGGTGTATTCCCACCGCGCATAACCGAACGCTACGCTATCGGCGCGAAGCTCATCACGCTCTTTTGTAAGCGATTTGATTTGGGCTTCGATCTCAGCGATCCGGCCTAGTTGCGTTGCTTTGGCTGTCATGTTCTTTCCTTTCTAGTTGAACACTGGCCCCTCCCAGTGACGGGCCATAACATAGTTATGGGGCGTGGAATTGGGATTGTCAACAGGTAAAACACAATTAATTACAAGTTTTATAAAATAAAATGGCTAGCTGCTGACCGCTGCACCGCAGCATTGCTGGGGGTTACTGCGCCGCAGCGCGGCGTGGCGCGGCCCCGCGCCCCGACCCCACCCCCCTTTTTCGGGGGGTGCAAGGGAACTGCGGCCTTCTATATTGTTGGTTTTATAAATTCACTCGGGTATTTTTCCATTGGGGCCCCTACCCCCTCTAAAAATTGCGGGGGTAATTTCATTGCAAACTAAACCGTACTCGCCAAGTTCAAAGAAAGCTGATATAAACATGCATAAATCAGTTTATTGGGGATACTCATGGGTTTTTGGAGTGATTTGTTCAGCGGCGGCGGCAGTAGCAGCACCAGTAGCACTAGTAGTAGCAACGACGACGATGACGACGACAAAGGTTTCATTGAGTCATTAATTGACGATGTCGCAATGGGCATTGGTGCTAAAGAGAAGACCCAAGACTACATAGACCGGACTGCTGCGACGATAGCCCGGAACGAAGGTTCGGCGGCGGCGTCTAATTATGCGGCGGGTCAGGCGGACAAAGGGTTCGAGGACAACTACAATGCGCCAGCGGACACGAGTTACAAGGTTTCGAGTGGGAACACTCTTGGTCAGATAGCCTTGGACAATGGTACGACGGTTGCGGCGATAGCGAATGCGAGTGGGATAGCGTTATCGGACGTGAACAACATTTCGGTTGGTCAGACTTTGACTATTCCGGGCACCACTTCTGGGGACACGAGTAATGTGTATGCTGGGTTGCCTCAGAGTGTGTTTGACGAGAAGACCCCGACTAATGCGGTTACGGTTGACGGGAACTATTACGATCAGTTTGGTAATCCTCATGGTACGAAGTCGGCTCGTGACAACGCGGATGTTCAGTATGGTCGTCAGGAGTCTTGGAATAACCCGTCGAATTGGATCATTACGAGTAACGAGCGCGGGGATTTAGACAAGCAGTACATTGGCAGTGAGCCTGCGCCTAGTGGTGGTAACTACACGGTTCCGAGTTTCGCGGCTATTGATTCTGGCACCTCGAAACCCGGATCATCGTTGGATGTTGTTATTGAGGGTGGTAAGGCGTTTGTTGCGGACAAGGCTGGTCAGAAGTTTGATAACATTGAGGAGGCGGCGGCTTCGGACATTGTTATTAACCGCAAGGTAGCGTCGTATGAGGATCCTAGTAATTACCGGATAGACACGAACCAGCAGGATGATTTGGTTCGTGTTTACGTTGGTGACGAGGGTCTTCCACCTATTTCGTATAATACGCCTAGTTGGGAGTCTGTTGACACGGCGCAGGAGAGTGCGTCGGACAAGGATCAGTATTATGATCTGACGTTTGTTGACGGTGAGCGTAAGGTTTTGGACAGTTACGGGAATGCGTTTGACACGCCTGCGGAGGCGACATCGAACGACGTGAAGATTGTGGATCGTTTGAAACCTGAGAATTACGAAGTTGTGACCACCAATGTGGATGGGGATGTGGAGCCTGTTGCTGGAGCGGGGACAGCGATTAAGGTTGGTAATTCGATTACCGAGGCGCGGTACACGGGGGAATATGGTGATCCGGTAACTACTGGCGGCGCTTTTGATTCTCCAAGCATTACGGAGATTTTGAACGCGACGACGTACAAGGACACGCCTTATAGTGTTGAGTACGACGACGAGAGCGGTTTCATGTCCGTTTTTGCGCCTGATGGTCAGCGTATATCTTCGGTTCCGGGCACGTCGGTTGATGACAATATGATGCGGCAATCGTTGACTGTACTGGAAGCTGGTTATACTCCGCGCACGGTTGAGTTTGAGGCGCAGGTTGATGCTTTAATGTTTGGCGGCGAGATGTTCTTGGACGAGAACAAGGACGGCGTACCTGACATGGAGATTTCGGAGGAGGTTCAGGCTCTTTCTCCGATGGGCTTTAAGGCTGCTGCGGATAACAAGGCTGCGTTTGCAGCGGCGTCACAGGTTGGGGAGGCCCCAGCGCCGAGGACCCCGGGCAACCGTGCGGGTGTTGTTGTTGAGGATTCGGGCACGTTTGGTAGTACGGTAAAGGATGGTTTTATAGGATTGGGCGACGGCGTAGTTAACTCTGTTGCTTCTGGGTTGACTGGTGTTGGTGCTTTACAGAAACAACAAGCGGCTGCGGAGGTGGAGGCTCTTGCGTTTACACTGGCTACTGCGGGAAACACGCTTTCGGTGTATCAAGACGCAATGAACGATTTGATGTCGGACGAAAACATTGCTCGTGGTTTGATTTCGGCAATGGATCCTGTGGAGTATTTGGAGAATTTTGAAGTTGAGGTGCAGCTAAACCCTGAATACGACGGTAGTCTTGTTGGTACTATTAACGCTTCGATGTTACAGGGTCGCATTCAGAACGAGCAGCAGCGTATTCTCACTGCGACTGAAGAACATATAGAGGCGATGAAAGCCGCTGGGGTTCCGATGGATGCGACGTATTGGGGCGCTCTTGCCGATACAATTCGTGAGAAGGGTTCCGAACTTATTGGTGACCCCCAGAACGCGGATTCAGGTACTTATAAAGTTTTTAATGGCCTTGGCAGTGCGATAACGTTTATTGCTCTTTCGGCTCCTGCTCTTTTGGCGGGTCCAGCGGCGGCTCCTGCGTTAGCGGCGACTTTAGCGGCGACAGGTGGTGCGTTGGTTAACGCGGGTTCGATGTATGACGAAGCGTATGCGTTCACATTAAAACAAACAGATCCTGCCACTGGTCAACTGTATACTCCAGAAAAAGCAGATGCGATAGCGCTCCAAGGTACGGGGTACGCGACTCTTATTGGTACGTTAGAGGGTATACCTGTTGCTCGTGCGTTGGGTTTTGTTCCTCCGCAGTTTGGTAGTCAGGTTGCAGAATTTTTCACGGACATCATTACGGAAGGTGGACAAGAGGGTCTGAACAATACGCTAAACAACTTAACGGCGCAGGGTATTTGGGATCCGAACCGCGGGATGTTTGACGGAACGGTGGACGCCGCGATGTTGGGCGGGATTGTTGGTGGTGCGATATCTGGTGGTGCTCGGCTGTCGAAGAGTATGCGCGATGGTTTGAAGGCCAATGGCTACTCGGACGCTGAGATAGACATGATTGAAACGTCTGACGGTGGCATCGTGACGGGTGAGATGTCGCCTGAACGGATTGGTGCGCTGCTGGACCGTGGTTATACGATTGAGCAGATCTCGGGTGTGTTTGGCAACTTGACTGGCACGAACACGGTTAGCGCCATGACGGACGCACCGCAAATGACCATTGAGGGTATGGCTGCAAACAGTGCGTTTCAGGACACAGCGATTAAGACTGGTGCTGGTGATCCAGCTATTATGTACGGCAACCCGGCGAACAACATGTTTTCTGCGACGGCCCCGAGCCCGGATGCATCTCCTGTATACTTGGACGTAAAGAACCCGTTTACGATTGAGAGTATTGGAACGCCCAAGGGCAAAGAGACGTTGACCGAGGTTCTTGGATCTAGTCGGGCAGATGCGTTGATCAGCGAGTTTCAGCAGAACGGCAACGTTACTTTGACTGGTGCGGACGTAAAGAAGGTTGCGGAATCTGGGTACGACGGTGTTATAGATAACGACAGTGGTAAGGTTTACGTTGCGGACAATTCGTCTGTGTACAGTGTTACTGATCCGGAGACCACGACTGAAGAGACGGTTGTGGCTACGAAGCCTGAGTGGAAGACGCAGTTGGATGAGGCGTTTTATCTGACTGGTTCGATTGACATGGACTTGGCGAAGCAGGTTGAGCAGGAGTTTGGGGTCAGTCCGTTTGAGATTAACGAGCACTACCAGCAGATCACGGCTTCGGATGCGGCATGGGAGAAGCGTCTTCTGGGCGATTACTTGACCAAGGGTTACATTGATCTGGATACGATGCTCAAGGCGGAAGAAGACTTTGGCGTTTCGATGCAGGATCTTGGTAATTACGCTGAGTATTTGGACTCTGATTTGTCTGTATACAACGACGCGATGTTTGCGGATCAGATTAAAGAGGTTCGGGATTTAACGGGCAGTCAGACTTCGTTGCAATCTGAGGTTACATCCCTAACGAACGAGCTATCCGCGGTTGAAGCAGACTTAGTTGAGATGACAAAGAACCGTGATTTGGACTCTGAGGCTGCGTCTACGGCGATAGCCAAGCAGGAACAGTTAAGCGGGGAGCTTTCTGCTAAGAAGGAGGAGCTTGCGGGTGTAGAAAAGACGCTTGGTGAAACGCAAACAGCGCTTGAAGCGCAGACCGGGGCCCGTGCGACTGCGGAACAGACCGTTACAACTCTGACCTCGGACCTTGATTCTGCTAACACCACGATTACGGATCTACAATCTA